GGAGGGTGCAGTATTTTTTAATTTATCCATATATTTATTATTAGAGGTATTTTAGATACCGAATACAAATATAATAAAAAAAATCGCATAAAAAAAGGGAGATGATCTCCCTTTAAAAAGTGGTAAGGTAAATGGTTATTTATTTTCCAAGTGATTTTACCGTATCTAATATTGCTTGAATGGAAAGTGAATTGGGTTGATTTTTAAGAATATTTATTAAAGCTTGAACATCTATTTTTTTGGTAGGATCCAAACTTACATTATTACTTGTTGTAGGTGTTGTTTGAACGGGTGGTTCAAATGTTTCTTCAGATCCATCAACATTTTCAGGTCCTTTATATGCAAGAGGAGTGAATGGTAGTGTTTTAATAGCGTCAAGACTTGGTCCTGATTTTGCTTCAGTCCAATTTATGTATTTTTTTTGGGTTAAAAGAGATTTTGCCTTTTCACTAACAGGATTGGTTTTTAATTTAAAAAAATATTTGTCCCCCTCTTTTTTGTAATCATAATCCTTATCATTGTTATTCACTTCAATGTTTTCTACTTCGGGATTTTTATTTTCTGTTGGGGTAGTAGGTGCTGTGTTTGTAGGTGCTGTGTTTGTAGGTGCTGTGTTTGTAGGTGCTGTTTGAGTTGGGGTGTTAGCAACTGTAGGTCCAGATGGAGTTGCACCAACAACCGGAGTTCCTGGATTACCAGTAACCTGCTCATTAATTAAATTCCACTCTTTTGATTTTCTTGTTTCGTGAAGATTTAATATTCTTCTTTTTTCGTCTTCAGTTATACGTAATAAATTTTTCATTTTCATTTTCATTTAATACCTACATAAGTTGTAGAAAATTTATAACTTGTAAAATTTTCTATCGCATTTTTAGTTTTTAGTCCCATAATACCATCAGGGGTTAATCCAGCATTAAAACAAGAGTTTAATTTTTCTTGTATTTGTCTTACTTGATCTTCAGTTTGTTCATTTAAAATTGAACTTTCAATTAAATTTTCTTTTAATCTATTATATTGTCCTTCGGTTAATTTTATTTTACTCATTTTTATTTTTTTACGCGATTAATGTTTGATATTGATCTTTATTTATAGTCCTATCAACTTCCGGTGTTGGTGTTGGTTGAGTTGGTTGAGTTGGTTGAGTTGCGGAACATTTACCTGTGTTATCTATTGCTTTCATTACCTCATCAAAATTGAATGGGTATGTTTCACTACTAGTACCTCTTCTAATCTTTTGTCTAACCTTTTGTTTAACGTTACATTTCCACCCTGATGCTTTATACTCATCCCAAGATGCGTGTCCACAATTTTTAGCCTTTTCTGTTTTTTCAGGATCTTCATTTGTTTGTTTGTTCTCGGTTTTACATTTCCATTTTGCATTTCTATATTCATCAATTGAATTATAACCACAAGCTTTAGCATTTTTTAAAACTTCGTTTTCTGAAATTGTTTTTGTTTTTTTAATTAAACCGTAAATTGGTTTCCAAACATATTCATTCCACTCACTATCACTATCAATATCACCATCTATAGCATCAAATAAAGTTTCACTTTGTCTCATTGAGTAACTATAGTTCACAGCGCATAAATCAGGAAAAGTGGGTATTGAAGCTAAGTTAGCTTTAATCAATTCTTCATTTGTTCCCAAACCAGAAATCGCATTGTTCAACGAATCGGCAATTTCTTTTATTCTTGATGTTGGTAATGTTGTTTTTCCTATTCTACTCTTTTTTGTTTTACAAGCATTCAAAAGATTTTTAACTCTATCATAAGCCTTTCCTGACGAATAAGTATATCCTAACCAACCACCTATAACAATACCAGCTAACCCGAATGGTGCCGCTAAACTTGCTCCAACAACTGCGTTTTTAACATTCATTCTTGGATCAGCTTCATTAATACTATTTTTAGATTTTTGGATTCTTTCTTCATTCATTTTTTGGGTATGCATAGAAAGAATTCGTTTCATTTCACTTTCTGATATTTGTAATTTGTTTTTCATAAAAGATTTTTATAATAAATATAACAAAAAACAAAAAAAGGTGAGTTAACCTCACCTTAATTTTGGGTCGGCATTGAATTGCCAACTTCCCCACCACTTTATTTTTTTATTAGAATAAAGAAACTATTGTCTTTCCATCCAAATTTTAACTGAATTTTGATTTGTAAAGTAATTCTTGAACTGACAATTTTCTAATAACCCTTGTGTTAAATTGTAATCATACATACTACCACTTATATGTCCCCAAGGCGTATTATTAAGTGTTAAGGTATATGAAATTTGATTTGGATAAAAATTATAAGTTGACTGAACTCCGTTAAATGAATAAATATTATTGGTCAAAAAAACAAGAGTGTCAGATCTTACTTCTTGGTTAAAACTTGTGTTTAATATTTTGGTAATAACCCATGTTTGACCTTTTAATGCCGCCACAGAATCTACTGAAGTTGTGTCAGTAATGATTGGTTGTGGTCCTAAAGGTTGTTGAGGTTTAATATCTTCCTTTACACAAGATGTGATTAAAGAAATTAAAATGACTAAAAAAATTAAATGTTTCATATTATACTAGTGTTTCTATTTTATTTCTAACTTGTTCCCCTAAAGTAACCTCAACAACATTTGTTAAAATTACAGACTCCTTTAAAATTTTATGAGGTATGTGAACCAAAAATGTATTACCGTCAAAGTAAGACAAATCTTCTTTTAAGTTCAAAGATCCATCAACCATTTTCAAAAAGATTTTGAATTGGGTTTGGTCAACAAAAGATTCGGTTAATAAGGTTCCAAATTTTTCGTTAATAATTGTAATCTTGTGGTTAAATGTTGTTTTAATCATAGTTGTTTATTTCAACAAAGATAATAAAATTTATTTGATAAAAAATTTATTTTAGAACTTTTTTTAATAAATCTAATAACTCTTTATTATTTTCTTGTTGTGGTATGTCTTCTTTTTTATAGTATTTACAAGAGGTATGTTCAAATCCGTCTTTGGCATTTTTTAAATCAGGAATGTGTTTTTTGTCTGTTTCTTTAAAAAATACAAACATATGTCCTTTTTTGGTTCCATCTTTTTTATATTTATTTATAAATCCAACAAAATCCATATCACCACTAAGTTCTATATTTGTTTCTTCATAAAACTCCCTAAGTGCTGCATATCCAGGTGATTCACCATTTTCAATTTTCCCTGAAGGAATTGACCAAACATTTGGCATTGATTTTTCTGGTGATCTTTTACACATTAAAACTTCGTCATCGTGTTTTAAAATTATACCTGCCCATTTTTTAAACCTTTCCATATGTATTTATAAATATGAAAGTAAAAATAAATAACAATATATTTGACGTTAAAACTTTATTAACATCTAAAGATATTCAAAAAGGTATGATGGGTAGAAAATTTGACGGATCTTTTGATGGTATGTTATTTTTTATGAAAAATGAACCTCATTCTTTTTGGATGAAGAATTGTGTGGTTCATTTAGACATAATTTTTATAAACAATGATGAGATCTTAAAAATTCACCACAATTGTAAACCATGTATTACCAAAGATTGTGATCACTATGAGGGATCTGGTGATATGGTTCTTGAATTACCAGGTGGAACTTGTAAAAAATATGATATAAAAGAAGGTGATAATATAGAACTAGTCTAAACCAACTATTTTAACTTGTTTTTTCTCGTCCACAAAATGTTGAACTCTTTCTTTGGCAATTTTAGAATAATTTTCACTAAGTTCCACCCCTAACCACCTGCGACCCAAAATTTCCGCGGCGACTAAAGTAGTCCCGCTACCAGCGAACGGATCCAAAATCACATCGTTCTTGTATGATAAGATCTTAATCGCCTTGGTCGGTATGTCCATTGAAAAGGTCGCCTTGGTGAGTGATTTAGTGTCCGCAAAGTAATTCCACTGACCAAACACAAGTTCCATAAATTCTTTCTTATCGTTCTCGTCATAGACCATTTTATTTCTTTTTGTTCCATCTTCATTTTCAATTTCGGTTAATTCCCCCATCCATTCTGGTTGACCTTTTGTGAGTTTTTTTGGTGAATTTTTATATGCAAGTATAAGACATTCTTTCGGGTTGTATATATATGGTTGACTACAACTCATCCAAGAACCCCAAGCTGTTGTCTTACTTCTATGTGGGGATTCTTCCTGTAAATCAATTAAACCGAACCACTTGAACCCGATTTCTTTCATTACATTCCAAATTTCAGAAACAATAAAAACTCTACCCCCTCTATCTTTTAAATTAATTTCAAACGGAACATTAACACATATCCTACCATCATCTTTTAATAATCTAAATGCTCCTTCCAACCATTTTTTTGAGAAATCTAAATACTGTTCTAGTGTTGTGTTATCATCATAGACATCGTAAGATATGTTTACGGAATATGGAGGACTAGTAACCACCAAATCAATTGAGTTCTCAGGAAGATTTGACATAACTTCCACACAATCTCCGTTTATTATTTTTCCTGTTTCTATCATCTTATTATTTTATACTCTCTAATAAATCCCAAACTTCGTTTGAAAACTCTTCATACAGGTCTCCATCCTCATCGTCTGATAAATCAATAATTTCTTCGTCCAAACAAAAATCCACAATTATTTCGTGTATTTCCCCAAGTGTCTGTTCGTCATTTTTCAAACCCTCATATTGATTAAGAATCTGATTTTTTTGTTCTTCTGTTAATTTCATTTTTAAAATATATTTTTTATTATTTCACATACCAATCCCCAAGTTAATGTCAACCAGAATATAATAATAAACCCTGCAAGTATTCTATATCTTGTTCTCATCTTTTTTAAATTACTTGTGTTATTATTTGCGCTAATTTATATCCGGCAAAAGCTCCAGCAGCTGCTGAACCAGGTAGTACAATAAACTTTCCAAGAATTGTGTCGTATTTCTTTCTATTCACAATATAAGAAATTAGAATGTAATAAACAATATAGTTTATTAAAACTAAAAAGTCCAGTTCTTTTGAAACAAACACAACAATTGAATTTCCCAAAAATCCCCATATAAAGTTTATAAGAGTTTCTCTAATTAATTCATTTGGTGTTGTTATTGCATCTAAGACGTTAATCTCTCGATTCAGACTTGATTTTTTGTTTGAGTTGTTCGATGTGGTGTTCAAGATACCATCTCGCTTTGAGTAAATCTTGTAATTCTTTATCTTTTCCTTTTTTTCCTGCACGACTAATATATTTTATTGTATTTCCTAAACTAAATCCTAATTGCCAAGCATCAATTACCTTGATCGCTTCATATTCATTATTTTTTCCTCCGTAATGATCGGGGTGGTTTACTTGTTCTTCATTATTTTCCATAACTTATTTCCAAAATAATTGTATTACTAAAATTCCTAATGCTAAAATCAAACAAACTATTGTTTTTAATGTTAATGGTTCTTTGAATACCAACCAACTCAACCATGTAAACACAACAGCTCCAATACTAAACCCTATTAATCTTGAAGGCCACATTTGACCGTCAAACGCAATTATCATATTCTTTACAGAATACATAAATAACATTGATATGGGTATTCCCATTAAAACGGTCAACCAATAATGATTTTTAAACCACTCATATTTCAAGGTTCCTTGTAATTGGAAAAATGTTCCGATTTGAGCAAAGAACCCAAAAAGAATTCCAACCAAAAGTGCGACGATGTTTGTCATTAATTTTTTTTATATTTTTTTAATAATTTTTTTCTTGTGATATAAGTCCGGCAATTCTTCTTTTGAACATTGGTAATAACGTTTCATCAACAGGAAATACTTTAGTTGATGACATGTGAAAAATTGGTCCAGTTTTTTTATCTTCAATTGTGTATGTGGAAAAATTATTTATAATTTTTGAAATTGTAAAATCATTTATATCAT